GTGCAAAACAACATCCATTAACCAACATTCTTCTCTCATTCGCATACTCATCTTTGTAGAATCCATTCACTAACTTGCTATAAAATCTGAAAAATTCAGGTCTAATAGTTCCATCAAATGCTTTGAAATCTCCATCGAGTGAGTAATTAAACTTTACGAGTTCATTATACATCAAATCCCATTGTGTGCTATAAATATTAACACCTACTGTTGTTCCTATCTCCATTGCGTGTTTAGTCTCCTTGTCAATAAAATCATCGAAATAGCGTCTCATCAAAATAGTATATTCTACTGGAAAATTCATAAATGTTCTAGTTTTTCCTATTTTAACTTTTTCTATTCCAACTCTTTCATCTTTCAAGGTAGTCGTCAACGTATATGGAAACATAGTCTTTTTGGCTAACAAGTTTTCACAAGTGTTTATCACATTCCTTAGTTCTGGTAAGATAGTCATCTCTCCGTCGGGATTTTTACTTATCAAGTCCGTCTTCTTCTTGCCCTTTTGTGCCCATGGATATCCTGCTGATGTTGATAAATCCAATTTCTCGAGATGGTTTGTATATCTTGCATTGATAGCATCATTAGCTTCCAAAGCTTTTAATTTGTATTGTTTAATGGGATTGTACATCTCATTAACAATAATAAAAGCTTTTTCCATTAACTCACTATCAAATGGCACTATATTCATACCATATTTAGAAACTGATTTCAAAATTGGTGAACAAATTTCATTCATTCTAATATCCGATGGAGACAAAACTGCTGGTTCCGTCAAATGAGGTTGCAACACCTCATACAATGGACCCTTAACGATCTCTGATTGCGTATTTTGAAATGGTGCGTTCTTTGTTGATCCTAAGAAATAGAAGTTTCCTTCCAAATCCGATTCAGCATCAAAAAACTCATCATCGTTATATTCCGCATTAGTACAAAATCCTTGTGTTACTTTTCCAAAATATTCTCTACATTGTTCGATAAACTCGTACGTCAAAACCTCTGCGTTTCCACTGAAACTGTCTCCTGCTACATGCATTCCTGCAATAACTCCTCCTAATGCTGGTCTTGTCAAAAGCATTAACGAACCACAATCTCCTTGATTAAATTTTTGATTGTATTGCCATATTTGCAAACCATCATACTTGGTTCCCATAGGATCCACATATGGTGCATCTGTAATATATGCCTCATTTTCAATCAATGAAGTTAATCCTTTCGCTTGTGGCACGATAATACAACAAGGTTCTCCAGCTTGGTTCACATGTGAACTTTCTTTTATCATCAAGTTTGTTTGATTCTTGAATGGTAATAAAAAGCCCATCACGTTAAAACAAGCTAAATCCCTGTCTTCTGATGTGACTAACATTTCTTCTTGGAATGGCATCTTATGTTCAATGCCTGATCTTTCAACAATTACAGTATCATTTCTCTGTACTGTGTGATTTCCTCGTCTCCAAAGATGTTTGGGTGTTATGATAAGTGATCCACCACAACTCCAACCCCACATCTGCTGTCTAATTCCTGAGTCCATTGCTCCATTCTGTCCTGGTACATGAATAATCGTAGTTATTTTAACCATGTTATTCGATATCGTTGTTGCTTTTTGGTTTATATCTTGCGTATAACCTAATGTGGTTCGATTCAATGAAACCATCGTCTTCTTCAATTTCTTTGTAGTAACATCTCCTGAAGCACTCTGAACAACTTTAGAAATTAAGGCTGGTATCCATGCCTTATATAGCAAATATGCAGATGATCCTACTAACAACATTGGTAATATTGTTCCTATTTTCACCCCCATAACTGTATAATCTAAAATTGATAAGATTGCTTTCCATGCTCTATTCAGAATTGAATTGATTTCGATTTCTTGATTTCCATATAATGCTGCTCTACTTTGCAAAATATTCTTAGTTACAACTGCCTGCAACGGCGCCCCTTTTATATCAAAGAGTGTTATATTATTAAGAATAGTTTCGAAAAGTGTATCAACATTTGGGAATTCAACCATATTTTGTCTCTGCATTATATTATGCGTACTTGGCAACAACTTTATCTTGGCCCATGAGTAATCTAATTTACTCGTATTCACTGTACAATCTGGTCTAAAGGTCATATCCACTAACATATCTCGTCTTCGATTAAAAGCTGTCAAATTTGTAACATTTGCTGAGTTATTTAAATAAGTTGTGTTTGATGTAACTATAATAACTCTTGAGGTAAATCGAACCTCACCTTTAATTCCACTAGTAGCATTATCTACTGATGAAACCTCAAGTGGGCAATCGATTGTGTCTGCAAATCTGATAAGCCATTGCTCTTCATTCTCCTGTGCAAACTGAAGATAGTCGTTCAAAATAAAAATAGGTTGGTTATTGTAACCATCCATATACTTCAAAGAAGTATTGAATGAGTACATTAATTTATCTAAATGATTTTCAACGACTTCTTCAGAGAACATCTTCGTCAATATCTTCTTGGCTATTTCCTTAACCATCATACTCTTTCCGACTCCTGGATCTCCTGATATCCATAAAACATACGGCATCTTCCTTCGTGTTGGTAACAATCCTAACGTATCACATTCTGAATATGTATCATCATACCAGTCTATATGCTTATCAATTATCTCTAAGCTTCCATTATTCGCATTCTCTGGTGTAATAAATTGATATTTTAAATAATTATAATTTTTCAAAAACAACGACAAATTGTGTGAATTATAGTACAAATCGATCTTTGGTAAAGATTTCAACTCCACGGTTTCTTTGACAAAAACCTTAAACTCTTCATTGCTAGTAATAGCTACATACATTGCGATTGCGGGAAATCTAACTGACAACCCGTATCTTATAATATCTGGTAGATGATTGATAATTGCCACTAAAACTGATTCTGTGGTCTTGACTGACAAAAGTGCTGATCCAAGTGTTTTGACTGAAGTCATTAAACTAGCATAGCTAAATTGTGTGCACCCTGTGCCCAATACGATTGCCATGACTATACCTACTAAGCTTTGAGCTACTGTAGTTACATTCATGTTTCCTCCTTGGGCATGCCTATTAGTTGATTCCGCCGGCATTAGCTGGGACAAGGCGTCCACGACAATTTTCTTGAGCTTCATATTGTACAAAAACAAACCACTCACACCTAACATAGCCCAATATGATGATATTTTACCATCATACCAAGCTGCAAAAAGTGCTAGTGCTGTGATTATGTCCATTATGTGCTGTTTAATAAATTCAGACACTCCACGTGTCTCTCCAAACAAAGACTTCAAACTAAGACGTGCGTCTTTAAAGAAATGATACATATAATAATATCCTACTGCTGAACCAATATATCCAGCTGCTGTTGTTGCTGAATAAAAGATCAAATCCATTCCTTGTGTCTTTTTACAACCTCCATAAATAATTCTATCCAAATCCAGTGTTCCATTCTCTTGATACACACCTGAGCGTGTATACCATTCTCCATCAGTACTTAATCTTGATGATCTGAGAAATTTGAAATAAATTCCAAATTTCTTTTTCAAGTACTTCTCCATTTGTTTGCCCATTGATCTATTACACTCAATGGCGGTGTTCTTGCTATTGTAAGCGACAAGCTCGCCTCGGAAAAGGGACAGATTTCCACTGTTGATTTTTGATTGATTAGCCATTGGTGCGTTTCGCGTTTTGGTGTTACCATACACCATTCGGTTTTGGGACTTCTGTCCAAGTTTTACCAACAATTCCTCGTTGGACCTTACTTTTAACCCGTTCGGCAACTGGGCAAACGTCATTATACAACCTCCTGACGATTGGAACATAAACAAATTAACTAAATTTTCCGCTCCGATTTCCATGATTTCGCATTCCTCTTTAAAATTAGTTCGAGAGTTAACTTTGCCATTGGCTTTAACTGTCTTAGTCTTTTCTAAAGATTCGCAACTTGAGATTTTTGCAAGCTTCTCCAACTTGTTTTCCATATTACTACTCAGTCCTATAATTTCCGTATTCCTTTCCATTGTTTAAGTAAAAATACATAATGCATACTTCTATGCATCATGTGTTGACTTAGTAAAAGTTTTGAAAACTTCAGTCCAAATAAATGGATTTCATTACTGGTGCTCCAACTACGGTCAACTCGTTATATATTCCTTATTATCATAATCTGGTGATCTGATAATCAATCAAATGATTTGCCTTATGTTTGAAACATCTTCGGCTAGATGTCGGATGACACTATTCTGTCAACTGAAGATCCCACTACTCTTGAAAATACAACGTGGTTTGTATTCGGTCTATCTCGTATAGACTACAAAAACATAGTTACATTACTTCCTTTCGGCTTCACTATGTACGAGCTAATCCGTCTAACTGTTTCGCCCGATTATACAAAACCCGACATAAAATTGATATTTAAAAATTAAAAGATTAGCTGGCTTATAAGATACACCATAAAATGATAGTACCATATCTATGAGCAAATGTTAGGTCTTAACACTAGCTTGAAATAGTTGTAGGGAGGCAATCC